GGCTACCGTTTCTGTCCCAGGCTGGGATCGACGGTTTAGCCAGGCCGCTAAGTCGAGAGCCCAGCACTCCGACCGATCTAGGGCTCAGGATGAGCGAAATCCTGACCGCCGGCGTCGCGCAGGCGTTGCCTGCGCTCAAGCGCAGCCAGCCGCTGCGCCTGAGCGCAGTAGAGGAGAGGAGATAAGAGGAGAAGATCCTCCTCCTCCGCGCGTAGGCTTCGCAGAATTGCGGGAAGCATGGAACAAAGGCCCCGGAAAGCGTTGGACGCCTCACAAGCCATGCGACAACGCCGAGGACCGACTCAACGATCCTGGCTGGTTTACCGCCGCCGTCGAGGCCATTGAGCGGCTCAAGACTGCGAAGTTCTTCAAGACGCCGCCGACGTTGATTCAATTTTGCCGCGATGGCTTCGTTGAGCGATGCCTCGGCGGTCAATACGACGCCGCAAAGACCGAAAAGGGTGGTTTTACAGGGGGAAAACCGGGATCGACGGACTATCGACCACCGGCAGAATGGACCGGAGACGATGCGGCACGGTTCGAGCTCACGAAGCGTCGAGAGCTGGAACGGCTCGCAAGGGCAGCCGCATCGTGAAGACCACCCCCACCCCTCGGAGGCTCATCATGAAGTCTTTTTTCCTCGCCGCTGTGATCGCATTGTCGGGTGTTGTTCACGCCGACACGGTTGTCGTTACGACCACGATCACCACGGCCCAGCAGGACGCCGAGACGATGGCCCGTACAGGCGTCCTAAGGCACTGCGGACGGGCAGGCGGTCGCAGAGAGGGTATCGGTTACGGCTCGACGCCAGAGGCTGCAGTGAGGGCCTGCTGCTTCTACGGGCGCTACCGCATCGTCGAGCGTGGCGTCGCCTACTCGCCGAGCCGTCGCGCCTACTTCGCCTGCTTGAGGTACGAGTGATGGGCAGCCTGAGCCGGCAGAAGGGGAAGCGTGGCGAGCGGGAGTGCGCCGCCGAGTTGGCGGCCGTCTTCTGCTGCCAAGCAAGGCGTGGCGTTCAGTACCAGGGCGGGCCAGACTCGCCCGATGTCGTGCTCGCTGGGATCGACGTACACGTCGAGGCCAAGCGCGTCGAGGCTCTGAACGTCTACAAGGCTCTTGAGCAGGCCAAGGCGGACGCAGGCCAAGGCAAGGTGCCGATCGTTTGGCATCGGCGTAACGGGCGATCGAGCGTCGTGATCGTCGACGTTGTCGATCTTGTGGCGCTTGCGAACGCGATCGTCGATGCGAGGCGGAAGGCGTTGGATGCGGAGATCATCGAAAACAACTCAGCGGAAAAGGCCTAGAAAACAAGCACTAAACGCACATGGCGAGCGAAAAGCACTTGTTTTATAGGCTCAATGCGATGTTGCAAAAGTGTTGCAAAATGATACTGCCGAAACGGCATTGCACCAAAAGGCCTATATTTATAGTGTTTTATGCACATGACGTGCAAAAAGGCCTATTTTTATAGGGCGGGACGCACTGTAGCAAAATGCTACACTCAAAAAGGTACTCCCTAGCCTGAAAAACTTTAGGTGAGTTTGCGAGCAGCCTTGGTTTGATACATCGTTATTCCCGTGTTTTAGCCTGTTTTTCATGACTTCAACCACCCCAGCCACCGCGGCCTACGATCGCTTCAAGGATCGCTCGGCCCAGGCAAAGCGGGAGGTCTCGGCCAAGGGTCGCGACATCGGCGAGATGCCGCCGATCGCCGAGCCGAAGCGCCGCAAATCCTGCCGGCTCGACTTCCGCCTCTTCTGCGAGACGTACCTGCCGGAGTCGTTCGTGATCGCCTGGTCGCCCGACCATCTGACGGCGATCGCCAAGATCGAGGCCGCCGTCTTGAAGGGCGAGCTCTACGCCTTCGCGATGCCTCGCGGCTCTGGCAAGACCACGCTCTGCGAGGCTGCCTGCTTGTGGGCGATGCTCTACGGCCACCGGCAATTCATCGTTGCCATCGGTGCCGATCAGGCGATCGCCTCGTCGATGGCCGACTCGATGAAGGCCCAGATCGAAAACAACGACCTCCTCCTCGACGACTTTCCGGAGGTCTGCTACCCGGTTCGGTGCCTCGACCGCATCAGCCAGCGGGCGAAAGGGCAGACCTACCAGGGCCAGCCGACGGAGATGAGTTGGGCAGCCGATCAGATCACGCTCCCCTACATCAAGGGCTCGCCGTCTGCCGGGGCGTGCGTGCGTGTCGCCGGCATCACCGGCCGCATCCGCGGTCTCAAGCACACCCGCCCCGACGGCAAAACGCTCCGGCCTTCGCTGGTGCTCATAGACGACCCGCAGACCGACGAGTCGGCCGCGAGCCCGTCGCAGTGCCAGACCCGCGAGAAGATCCTCTCAGGTGCCATCCTCGGCCTCGCCGGGCCGGGGGCAAAGATCGCTGGCCTCTGCACGATCACGGTGATCCGGCCCGACGACCTGGCCGACCGCCTCCTCGACCGAGTGCGGCACCCCTCTTGGCAGGGCGAGCGGACCAAACTCGTCTACGAGTGGCCGACGGCCGACGACCTTTGGTCGGAATACGGCGAGCTGCGGCGGTCGGGCCAGCGTAACGGCACCGGCACGGCCGAGGCCGACGCCTTCTACGTCGAGCGGCGGGAGGCTATGGACGCCGGCAGCCGAGTGGCGTGGCCGGAGCGGCTCAACCCCGACGAGACATCCGCGATCCAACACGCTTGGAATCTGCGGATCGACCGTGGCGAGTCTGCCTTCCACGCGGAATACCAGAATCAGCCGATCGCCGAGGATGTCGCCAGCGACAAACTCGACAAGCGGGCGCTCGCCGGTCGGGTGACGACGCTCGCCAAGGGCGTGGTTCCGGCGAATCACCACCAGCTCACCGCCTTTATCGACGTTCAGGATCGCGTTCTCTTCTGGCTGGTCTGCTCGTGGTCGGAGTCGTTCGGCGGGAATATCGTCCAGTACGGTTGCTACCCAGACCAGGGCGTCTCCTACTTCGAGGCGGGATCGGCCAAGCGGACGCTCGCCAAGGCCGGCGGCGTCGAGGGCTTCGAGGCGGCGCTCCACGCCGGCCTCGACACTCTGACGCAGATGCTCATCGGCAAGGAGTGGAAACGGGAGGACGGGGCTGCGATGCGGATCGGGCAGCTCATGGTCGACGCCAACTGGGGCAAGAGCACGGCCACCGTCCGGACGTTCGCCAAGCGGAGCCCGTGGGCCTCGACGATCCTGCCCAGCCACGGCCGCGGCATCGGTGCCTCGTCGCCGGCCCTCACCGACAAGGGGAAGGCACGGGGCGACAAGATCGGCCTCAACTGGCGGATCGGCAACATCAACGGGCAAAGGTCGGTGACCTACGACACGAATTACTGGAAGACGTTCGTCGCCGCCCGCCTGCGGCTGGCGACGGGCGATCCTGAGGCGCTGGTGATCCACGCCGGTGAGCACGACCTCCTCTTCGACCATCTGACGAACGAATACCCGGTTCGCACCGAGTCGGCCCGTGGTCGAGTGGTCGACGAGTGGAAACTTTCCGGCACTCGCTGGGAGAATCACTGGTGGGATTGCCTGGTCGGTGCTGCCGTGGCGGCTTCAATCGCTGGCGTCCAGCCGACGGCCACCGAGTCTGGCGGACGGCAGCGGCGGAAGGTGGCGATCCCGACGGCAGCGGGCGGCAGGCAGCGTATCGAGATCAAGAGGCTCCGATGAGTAGCGGATTGATTCTCGCCGTGGGCGTTGTCTATCTCGTCGTGGCCGTTGACCAATACCGTCAAGGGGCTCCCGGTATGGCGATCGCCTGGTTTGGCTACGCCTTGGCGAACGTGGGCCTCGCCATGGCTGCCAAGTAGGTTCCACACCCCCTGCGGTTTGCTGGCCGCAGTCTCTACCGTCGCAGCATGAGCGACGAAGTATCCAACGCACTGAAGCAGGCGGCCGTCGGACCCAAGCGGGTCCGCACCGACGCCGGCGAGGTCGAGGCCCACGATCTCGACCAGCAAATCGAAGCCGACAAGTACCTCGCCTCGAAGGCGGCGGTCTCCGGCACCGGCAACACCCGCCGCGGCCTGCGTTTTAACAAGTTGATCCCGCCGGGGACGATCTAAGTGGGCCTTCTGGGCAACATCTTCTCGAAGCCTCGACCGGCAGCGGTTCCGATGCCCTCGCGCGTGCGTGCGAAGTACGACGCCGCCTCGGCAGGCGACGACGTGCGGCACTGGAGCAACGCCGACGCATTTGCGGCCGATGCCGCCCTCTCGCCCAGCGTCAGGCGGACGCTCCGCAACCGTGCTCGCTACGAGCGGGCCAACAACTCGTTTCTCGCCGGCATCTCCTCGACGCTCTCCTACGACCTTGTCGGCACCGGCCCCCGGCTGCAGCTTAACAGCGGCGACACTGAGGTCGACCGCCAGGTCGAGCGGTCTTTTTTCGATTGGACGTGGTCGGTCGACTTGGCCGGCAAGCTCCGCACGATGCGAGAGGCCCTGGTTGTCGACGGTGAGGCCTTCGCCCTCATGGTGAACAACCCGCGGCTCTCGGGTGTGCAGCTCGACATCCGGCTAGTCGAGGCCGAGATGGTGGCGACGCCGACGGAGTTGATGAGCCAGACGATCACGCCCGAAGGAAACGTCGTCGACGGGATCGAGTTTGACGGGATCGGCAACGTGATCGCCTACCAGGTGCTCTCGTTCCACCCCGGCTCCAACTACCGTGTGAATAACCTGCAATTCCAGCGGGTGCCGTCCGCCCAGATGGTGCATTGGTTCCGAGCCCAGCGGCCCGGCCAGCATCGAGGCGTTCCGGATGTCGCTCCGGCCCTGCGGCTTTTCGGCCAGCTGCGCCGCTACACCGAGGCGGTGATCGCCGCTGCGGAGACGGCCGCGGACTTTGCAGCCTTCCTGCACTCCAACTCACCGGCCGCCGAGGTCGACGAGGTGACGGCCTTCGCCGAGATGCCGATCGAGAAGCGGAGCATGGTGACCCTGCCGGAAGGCTGGGACATTTCCCAACTGCGGGCCGAGCAACCGACCACGCAATATCCGGCCTTTGTGCGGCAGATCCTCGGAGAGATCGGGCGTTGCCTGAACCTGCCGTTTAACGTCGCCGCCCTCGACTCCTCGAATTACAACTACGCCTCCGGCCGTATGGATCACCAGATCTACGGCATGACGCAGCGCGTCGACCGCGACACGCTTGAGCGGGTGATGCTCGACCGGGTGCTCGCCGCCTGGGTCAACGAGGCCTCGCTCGCCGGCCTGCTTCCCGAAGGCCTCCCGCCCTTCTCCGAGTGGGATTGGTCGTGGCAGTGGGACGGCAAGGATCACGTCGACCCGGCCAAGGAAGCCAACGCCGCCGAGACACGCCTCCGCACCCATACGACCACCCTCGCCGCCGAATACGCCAAGGCTGGCAAGCAGTGGGACGTAGAGCTCCGGCAGCGGGCCGCCGAGGTGGCGCTGATGAAAGAGCTAGGCCTCTTTATCGACCCAACGCCCGAAGTGAATTACGGCGGCACGCTCGACGAGAACGGCGAGCCAGAGGGGGCCGACGCATGAGCGACGACTACTCCGACCTCGACGACACCTTTGACCTTGTGGACTTCCTATGAGCAGCAACATCAAGCTCGATACCAACGTCACGTTTCTCCAGGCTGCCGACGGCGAGTCGGCACCAGCTACGAAGAAGTTTCGGATCGTCGCCTACACGGGCGCTTCGATCCGGCAGGGCTGGAGCCGCGAGCCGGTCGTGATCGACCTGGCTGGCATGACGCTCCCGGCCACGATCCCGATCGTGCTCGGCCATGACTACGCCCTCGGGTCGATCCTCGGCCAAGGCGTGCCGAGCGTTCAGGGCGGGCAGCTCGTCGTCGAGGGCGAGATCCTCGCCGACAACGAGAACGCCCGCCAGGTGCTCGCCCTCGCTGCCGCTGGCTACCAGTGGCAGGCGTCGGTCGGTGCCGATGTCGGTCGGCACCTCAAGTTTGGCGAAGACCAATCAACAACCGCAAACGGGCAAGCCCTCGTCGGGCCTGTCCGAGTCGTTCGGGCCTCCACACTGCGGGAGACCAGTTTTGTAACCCTCGGGGCGGACCGCAGTACCGCCGTCTCTATCGCTGCCGAAGAGGCAGCAGAGGAGTCAACCATGGCTGACGAAGCCAACCAGACGCCCGCAGAGGAGCCCATCGTGGCTGCTGCTGTGGAAGGCACGGCGAGCGTCGCCGTGGAAGCCCCGAAGGTCGAAGCCGGTTCGAGCGACGAGCTCAAGGCCAAGATCGAAGACCTCACCAAGAAAGTCGAAGACATGCAGAAGCTCAACGCCACGCGCGACGAGCGGGCAGTCGCCCCCTCGGTCCACGTCTCCCAGCCGGCGGCGATCACGCCCGAAGTGATCGAGTGCTCCTTCGCCCTGCAGGGCGGCCTCCCCGGCGTCGAGACCAAGTATGACGCCAAGACGCTCGAAGCGGCCCACAAGGCCCGCCGCGACCTGTCGATCGGCGAGGTCATCGTCCAGGCCGCAGTTGCCAACGGCTACGAAGGCGGTCGCCGCCTCAACGCCTCCACGATCCGCCCGATCATGCAGGCCGCCTGGGCGACCCATGCGATCAGCGGCATCCTGAGCAACACGGCCAACAAGTTCCTCCTCGCCGGCTTCGACGGCGTCGAGAGCGCTTGGCGGTCGATCTCGGCCGTGCGTAGCGTGAATGATTTCAAAACCTTGACCTCGTATCGTCTCAACGGCGGCATGAAGTTTGCGAAGGTTCCCAACGGCGGCGAGCTGAAGAACGCCTCGGCCAGCGAAGAGAGTCGGACGATCTCGGCGGACACCTACGGGATCATGACCTCGGTCACCCGTACCGACCTGATCAACGACGACCTCGGTGCTCTGACTGCGGTCCCGCAGCGGATCGGCCGTGGCGGCGCTCTGAAGCTCAACGACGTGTTCTGGGCGGACTTCGTTGACGATGCGGCCTTCTTCACCGCTGGCCGTGGCAACCTGTCCTCGGGCTCGCTGGCCCTGTCGATCGCCAACCTGAAGGCGCTCGCCACCAAGTTCCGGAAGTTGAACGATCCGGACGGCAACCCGGTCGCGGTGACGCCGCGCATCCTGCTCGTGCCGCCCGATCTTGAGATCGCCGCCTCGGAGATCATGGGCTCTGCCTTGATCCACGGGACGAGCGGTGCCGCTGGCAGCACCAACGTCCTGGCCGGTCGCTACCAGGTCGTGTCGTCGGTCTACCTGACCAACACGACCGACTATTACCTGCTTGCATCGCCGGCCGATATGCCGGTGATGGAAGTGGCGTTCTTGAACGGCGTCCAGAGCCCGATCGTGGAGACGGCCGAGGCCGACTTCAACACGCTCGGAATCCAGATGAGGGGTTATTTTGACTTTGGCGTTGCCAAGGCTGAATACCTCGCCGGCATGAAGTGCGACTCGGCTACCTAATTGTCACCTAGCGGGCTGGCGACGGTGCCAGCCCGCTAGGGCTTTTTCAACAACCAATTTCTCCAACGAGGTGTTTCAATGGCTTCTTATGTTCAGGTTGGTGACCTCCTCGACTACACGCCAGCTTCCGCCGTGGCGGCTGGCGACGTGGTCGTGATCGGTTCGCTCGTGGGCGTGGCTCCGCGGGCGATCGCTGCCAACGCCGTCGGCGCTCTGGCGGTCGAAGGCGTCTTCGAGATCCCGTGTGCGACCGGTGCGACCGGCGCTCAGGGCTCGGCGATCAGCTACTACGCGACCTCCGGCGTGGCTCATGCGTCAACGGGAACCGCGGCCGGCAAGCTCGCCAAGGCCCGTCTCGTGGGTGACACGTCGGTCCATGTTTTGTTGAACAAGTAGTTCCACACCGCAACCCCCGGCAGGTGCGCCGCCTCCTCCAGGCGCGCCGCCGGGGCGTTGTGGCCTTGGGAGGTGATCGTGGCAGATATGCTCGCGGACGGCGCGGCGTGGTTGACCGGACAGCTCAAGGCTGTCGCCGGGTCAGCCGTGACCTACCGTCGTGGCAGCGATGAAGCCGAGGTCGTGGCTACGGTCGGTCGTTCGCAGTTTGAGGCCGCCAACCAAGCGGGCGTCGTCGAGACGTGGGAGTCGAGAGACTTCCTCGTCACGACTGCCGACCTGCCCTACGGCGACCCTGAGCGTGGCGACGTGATCGTCGAGGCGAGCGGCGAGACGGTTGTCGAGTATGAGGTGACGAGCCCCCGTGGCGTGCCTGAGTGGCACTATGGCGATGCCTTCCGGTCGATTGTCCGAATCCACACGGTCCAGACGGATGCGGGCGTGACCTACCTCGCAACGGAACTGGGCGAACAACTCACAACTGAGGCCGGCGAGCCGCTGGCGATCTGATGGCAACAAAGAAAATCTCACAACTGACGCTCGCGACCGGCGTGACCGGCGTCGACCAGGTGCCGATCGTGCAAGGCGGCGTAACGAAGCGGGCCGCCGTTTCGCTCCTCGGTGGAATCGGTGCCACGGGGCCGACGGGATCCGCTGGCTCATCGGTGACCGGGCCGACCGGCCCTGCCGGTGCTGGCGAGGTCTACCAGAGCGAAACCGCCCCCGGATCCGCGGCGACCGGCTCGACGTGGCTCGACACGGCTACCGGGAAATACTTCACCCGCTACGCCGGCCTCTGGGTCGAGGTCGGCGGCAAGCACTACACCTGAGCGACACATGCCTTTTTACTCGTTACCGACTGGTGGCTCTCCCGTTCTCGCGGGCAGCGGTGCGCCTACCGGCGCTGTCGGCAACGTGGGCGATCTCTTCATCGACCGGAGCAACAAGCTGCTCTACGGCCCGAAGGAGATCGGCGGCTGGCCGAGCGGGCCTGTCGATCTGAGCAACGGGCCTACGGGCAGTACGGGAGTCACGGGCAGCACCGGCCCAGGCGTGACCGGGCCGACAGGCGTGACGGGCGGCATTGCCTTTGCGGCGACCGGCCCGACGGCTCCGACGGCCGCCGGCCTAACCGTGGCCGGTGCCATCTGGCTCGACGACTCAACCGGAAAGTATTACGTCCGCTACGGCTCGCAGTTCATCGAGATCGGCGTCCAGGGCGAGCGCGGGGCTACGGGCGCTGCGAGCACCGTGACCGGGCCAACTGGCCCACAGGTGACCGGGCCGACTGGCGCTGCGAGCACCGTGACCGGCCCTACGGGCAACACGGGCAGTACGGGCGCTGCGAGCGTCGTGACCGGGCCTACCGGACCGTCTGCCGGCCCAACTGGCAGCTCCGGCCCGACCGGACCGGCAGGCTCCTTCTCTGACGCCCAAAGCATCAACGCACTCGCAACCGGCTACACGCTCGTGCTCGCCGACGCCGGCAAACTCGTGACGATGGACGCTGCCACCGGCACGATCACCGTCACGATACCGCCGGCCAGCTCGGTCGCCTTCCCAACTGGCACTCATGTCGATGTCGCTCGGCTCGGCGTTGCCGCTGTGCGGGTCACCGGAGCGACGGGCGTGACAGTCAACGCAACGCCGGGCAGCAACCTACGGGCGAGGTATTCAGCCGCCACGGCGATCCGCTACGCGGGCGACACTTGGCTCGTCGTGGGAGATCTGTCATGAGGGGAAAGGCTGGGATGTTTTGCCGACTTCAGCCGATTTATCCGTCGATGATTGCTGGAATTTCTGGCTGGTGGGACGCCTCAGACTCTTCGACACTTTTTGACGCTACTTCGGGCGGATCGCAAGTCTCTGCCGATGGCAGCGTCGCTCGCTGGCAAGACAAGAGCGGGAGCGGGCGGAACTGGACACAGAGCAACAACTCAATTCGCCCAACTAGAAAGACATCAATCAGGAACGGTCTTGATGTATTGCGATTTTCATCATCAATGATGGCATCTTCGTCATTTTCGATCGGCAATCTCTTGGCGGCCACGCAGCACACGGTTTTTGCAGTGGCGGTGGCGTCGAGTGCTGCGAGCGACTCCAGTTTATCGCAGGAAAACGCGGCGATCATTCAGGACGACCCCGCATATGGCGCGACCGGACTTTTTGCGTTTCGCTCAAGCAATGCTGTCGGATCATACGGTTATGGAGAAGATGGTCACACTCAGTCCGTAAAGTCATATTCGATAGGTGACTGGGCGTGTTTCACTTCACGTTATTCGTCTTCAGCAATCACTATTTACGTTAATGGAGCTTCCGGAACGGCGTCGGCTTCAATAGGCAGCTTCGGATTTCTTGACGGCGTATCCGCTCAAATTGGCGGCGGATACGCAGGCTACTTTGATGGCGACCTAGCCGAGCTCATCACGTACAACGTGGCCCTCTCAGCAGGCGACCGCGAAGCGGTAGAGTCTTACTTACAAACAAAATGGGCCATCACATAAAGGCTTAAACAATGCCCCTGACATTCCCCTCCTCGCCGACGCTCAACCAGCAGACGACCACGGGCGGGCGTACCTACAGTTGGAACGGCCAAGCCTGGGAGCTCGTCGGCAGCGGCATCGCTGGGCCAACGGGCGTAACCGGGCCGACCGGCGCGAGCGTAACCGGCCCCACGGGCAGCGCCGGTGCAGCCGGTGCCACGGGCGTTACAGGCGCAACGGGATCTGCCGGAGCCGCTGGTGCGGCCTCGACCGTCACCGGACCCACGGGCAGCACTGGGCCAGGCGTAACGGGGCCTACGGGATTGAGCTACACCAACGTCGTCGTGACGCCGACCGGCCTCTCGGCCGTCACCGTGACCGGCTACAACCCCGGCAGCGGCGACATCTACCGCCTGGTGGCGACGACCGGCGTCTCGCTGCAGGGCCTCGGGATCACGGGCATCGATGGCGATAGCAAGCTCTTTGTGAACGTCGGCACGACGGGCTCAATCACGCTTAATCATGCCACTGGCCCCAACGGCAACGCACAGTTTGCCGTACCGTGGCAGGGCAACTATGTGCTCGACACTCGCGGCGGCGCGGCTCTGCTCGTCTACGACTCGACCTCCTCCGTCTGGCGTGTCGTCTGACGACGCTATATCACCTCCAAGAGCGCAATTCCCTATGGCGATGAACGCAAGACTCCTTCGGCCGCTGGCAAAGTTTCAGTCGCCATTAGCCTTTTCTCCCCTTGCCCTTTCCGGCCTGCAACTCTGGCTAGACGCCGCAACGTCGGCGTCAATGACGCTCAACAGCGGCAACGTATCGGCGTGGTCCGACAAATCTCTTTCAGGTAACAACGCCACGCAGTCAACCGCCCTTAATCAGCCAGCATACGTTGCAAACTCAGTCAACGGCCTTGGGTCTGTTGTGTTTGATGGGTCGGATGATTCGCTTGTGGTGCCGATCTCAGGGCTTGCGGATGCGGAAACGCATTGCTTCGCGTGGGTGTTTGCAAGGCTCGGAGAGGGTGCAAACGACGGATATAGTCCAACGATTGGAGTCCTGAAAAGTTTCTCCGACGATCTCGGCGCGCTCCACTACATTAAAAACGACCTATCTGCCGCGTCCTATCCGTATTATAGTCCTGGGCGTCTTAACTACGACGGCTTTGGCAGTTATGAGCAGGATGCGGTTGAAGTAATATTATTTTCGCTACGATCCGGCGATTTTTCCGTTTTCAAAAACGGGAGCTATGAGGGTGGAGCTGGTTTCTCCGGTGCCCCCGAGTCGGAAATCGCAGGTATTTCATTAGCGACCCAGCAAACCCCCGTACGCTACTCAAACGTGCGTTTGTGTGAGGTTGTTGCCTTGTTTGGGCAGTCGGCCGCAGACGAGCAAAAACTGGAAGCGTATTTAGCGCACAGGTGGGGCGTTCAGTCAAAGTTGCCCGCGTTGCACCCATACAAGGACGCTGCGCCATGAGATACTTTCGATCAACAGCCTTGGTGTATGAGTCTGTGCGGGCAGTGTTAGATGCTGCGTGGGGCTACCCCAACGC